GTTGATTTTGCACAGGCAACAACTCAAACTCAAGGTGCATCACAGGATTTTTATTCTGGTGTTATTCAATGTAATATTTATGTTCCTAGAGGAAAAGGTAGTGCAACTTTATCTGCATTAGGAGAAGCTGTTATTGATGGGCTTACTTCTGTTAATGCTCCTGGTTATAGTGATACGTTTAGTTGTGATCCTAGAGTGTTAGATGTTGTTGGTCCTGCTCCTATTGAATTAGATGACTCTTCACATTTTTTAGGCTTAATATCTTGCCAATTTACTGCCAATGCCTAGTATAGTGTTAATAGCTATACATTAACATGACTAGAGCAGTTGATCTTTTAAAAAACAAGTTTGGAGTTTCTCAACTTTACAAACATGATGTAATTAAAAATGATGAGGTAATTCTTTCTGTTTATTGGAATCCATTAACTATTGCAGAAAGAGAATCTATACAGAAAAAAACTGGTTCTGATGATTTGAATGATTATGCTTTGCAAATGATGATTGAAAAAGCATTAGATCAAGATGGTACAAGACTTTTTCAAGATGGAGATAAAGCATCTTTGAGAAGAGAAATTGAATCAAATGTTCTTGAGCAAATACAAATGGCTATGCTTAATGCTGGTGCTGATAAGGAGGTAAAAGAGGCTAAAGCCGATTTAAAAAGCAAATAATGATTGGAAATTTTTATTTTCTTTAGCAAAGACATTACATAAAACTGTAGCTGAATTATGTGAAACATTAACGATAGAAGAAATGATAGCGTGGGCTGCATATACAGAGCTTGAATATGAAGAACAAGAGAAACAAAAAGAACAAGCACAAAAAAGTAGTGCTTTAAGAGCTAAAAGAAGGTAATATAGAGAAAATGTTTTTAATTTGTATAGCAAGTGGCTAATTATAATGTAGATATTATTGTTGGTCTAAAGGGAGAAAAAAAATTAAATTCTCTTTCAAGAGAAATAAATAAAACATTAAAGGCAAGTGAAAGTTTACAAAAAGTCTTTTCAAGACAAGGTAAATTAACTCAAAGTGTAAATAATTATTCAGATTCTTTAGTAAGAGCTAAAAGATCATTAGATATGGCAATTATGGGAACAGCAGGAGAGACAAAAGCTGTTCGTGAATTTGCTCAAGCATTAGGTACTGCTAATAGTGCAAGAGAAAGGCAAAATAAACTTATTCAAGATCAAATACAACTAAATCAAAGAAATGCGAATAATTTTGCAAGATTTAGTCAATCAGTAGGTGCATTTGGAATTGCTAATGATCCTATTTCTAAATCAATTCGTAGAAATCAAAGAAATCAAGCTAGAAGAGCTAATGCTGGAAGTAGATTTAGAGGACAATCAAGTCCTCTAACATCTCCTATATTTCCAGGATATTCAGAACCTATATTTCCTGGTCAAGCACAAAGTTTATTTGCAGGTGGAACTTTTAGAAATAATTTAATGTCGAATATAAACATGAGTAGAACAGGAAGAGAATCAAGTAATTTTGGTTTTGGTCTAGCTGGAGATCCTGTTGCAAAATCAATAAGACGTAATGAACAAAGAGTTGCAAAAAGAACTGCAATACAAAAAAAATTAGACTTTCAAAACTTCTTAAAAGAAAAAAAAGCAAACAAAGAAATTAGAGATATTAAAGCTGGTCAGTTAAGGCTTGAAAGAGCACAAAATAGAGCTTTAAAAGAACGTGTTATTACTACAAAAACATTAGCTAAAACTACTAAAACTGCTGGTTCTGGTGGAGGCATGGGAGGTAGAGGGTTCTTTAGGGGTGGAGCTAGAGGTGCTGTGAGTAACGCTATGATTGGTGGTGGTTTTCCTTTATTATTTGGTCAAGGTGCTTTAGGAGCAGTTGGTGGTGGAGTTGGTGGTGCTTTGGGCGGAGCAATAGGTGGTGGATTTGGTTTTTCATTATCAATCATTGGTACTGCTATAGCTCAGAGAATACAAGAAGCAATTGATTTTAGAAAAGAAATTGAAAAAGTTAATACTGCTATTCAAAAAACAGGTGGAACATCAACTTTTACAGCTAGTTCAATAACACAACTGGCAAAACAAATGAATATGACAAAAGAAGAAACTTTACAAGCTGTTTCTGCTTTTAGTGCTTTTGATGCGTCACAAAGAACTGTTTTAGCTAAAACTTTTGGAGATCCTTCAACTTTTAAACTTTATGCTTCAATATCTAAAGATGCTAATTCTTTAATATCTGCAATTCAACCTTTAGTTGACGCTAATGAGATTAGTATTGGTCAAGCTCAACAAACATTAAATGTCTTGGCTTCAAAAGGTTTTGATGATGCTGTTTTATATATTGAAAGATTAAAACAACAAAGAGATTTAGATTTAGATATTCAAAAAATTAATAAAGTTACTCAAGAAGATAGAAAGAAAGCAACTGCAATATATAGTCAATTTTATTATCAAGATCAAAACGGAATTATTAGATCAACTGGATTATTAGAAAAATTAAGCAACGTAGAACAAAAAAGAATGACAGCAATGTTCAAAGGAGAATATTTTAGGGATCAAAGAGTAAAACAACTAATTGAAGATAATGAAAAAGAAATTAATCAGACAAAACAATTATTAGAGTTACAAAGACGATTAACTGAAGAGTTAGAAAGACAAGCGATAATTCAAGCACCTGCTGACGAATTAAAAAAACTATTAGATCCATTAACACAAGTTGATTTTTTAAGTAAAAGTATTGGTGCAAGTTTTTCTGAATCTTTTAAAGGTATTGTTAAAGGATCTATGACAGCACAAGAAGCATTAAGAAATCTATTTCAACGGACAGCAGATGCTTTTTTAGATATGGCTGCACAAATATTAGCTGCACAAATTAGAGCAGGAATAATGAATCTTTTTTCAAGTTTCCTAACTAGACCACTTGGGGTGGGAGCAGGAACAGATGCGATGGTTGCTAGAGATACAAGATTATATAATTCTTTAGGAAGTGTAAATACATTTCCAGAAGGTTCATTTGGTATCTCTACCATTAAAAGACAATATGGAGGTGGAGTTACCGCAGGAAAAAGTTATCTTGTTGGAGAAAGAGGTGCAGAATTATTTACTCCAGGTGCTACTGGCACAATAACTCCTAATCATGCTATGGGTGGTACGAATATCGTAGTAAACGTAGATGCTTCTGGTTCTTCTGTTGAAGGAGATGAAGAACAAGGTAGAGAACTTGGTCGTATGATTTCAGTTGCTATACAATCAGAATTAATTAAACAAAAACGACCAGGAGGTATGCTCGCATAATGGCTACGTTTCCCTCGATCAAGCCTGTTTATGGGCAACAAAAAAGATCCGCACCAAATACAAGAACTATTCGTTTTGCTGATGGGTTTGAACATAGAATATTATTTGGTTTGGCAGAACATCAAAATCCAAAAGTTTATAATTTTACTTTTAATGTATCAGAAACAGAAGCAGATGAGATAGAAACCTTCCTTGATGCCCGTGCAAACGATAGTGCCAGCTTTGATTTTACCGCACCTGGAGAAGCTACATCACAAAAATTTGTTTGTGAAACTTGGAATAAATCTATACCTTATAACAATAGAGCTACAATACAAACAACATTTAGAGAAGTATTTGAACCATGAGTACTGCTCCAATCATTACTGATCTACAAAAGATCAATCCTTCAGCAATAATTGAATTATTCACATTAACAACTGATGCAACCTTGCATGGTTCTGCTCAGACTTATAGATTTCATAATGGAACAAGTTTAAATGCCAATGGAGATATTATCTGGGCTGGTAATCAATATTTAAAAATGCCGATACAGGCAGAGGGTTTTGCTTTTCAGAAAGGTCAACTTCCCAGACCTACTTTGACTATCAGTAATGCTCTTGGAACTATTACAGCCATCTTATTAAATGTTAATCAGGTAACAACAGGAAATGATTTGACGGGAGCTACTGTGACAAGAATTAGAACTTTAGCACGTTATCTTGATGCTGTTAACTTTCCTACGACAACAACCAGCACTACGACTACGACAACTATTGCTGACCCTTCTGACGCTGAAACTGTCACTTTTACTGTAACTGTTGTAAGTTATTTAGGTGCAAATATTTTTGCTATCAATGGTAGTAATTATCCTGTTTTGACAATGAAAAGAGGATCTACTTATATTTTCGATCAATCAGACTCTTCAAATAGTGGACACCCTTTGGCAATAAAATCTGATGCTGGAGGAACACAGACAACAACTGTATCTGGAACTGCTGGAAATGCAGGAGCTACAGTAACCTATCAACCATCATATCCTTCTGCTCCAAATGACTTGAGATATTACTGCACAGTTCATGGAAATGGAATGGGTAATACAATCACGATGAACGATCCAAATACAACGACTCAAGATACTACAACCACTACAACTCAACAGGTAAATCCATTAGGCACACCAGATCCTACAGCAGAGTTTCCACAGGAAATCTATAAAATAGATAGAAAATCATCAGAAAATAGAGAAGTCGTACAATTTGAATTAGCTGCTGTCTTTGATCTTGCTGGTATCAGAGCACCTAAAAGACAATGTACTAGAACAGAGTTTCCTTCGATTGGTACGTTTATAGCATGAATTGGAAAGAAGAAGCACTTGTTCATTCGAAAGACCAAGATCCAAAAGAATCTTGTGGTCTTTTATTAAATATTAGAGGAAAAGAAAGATACTATCCTTGTCGTAATCTTTCAATGACAGATCATCAATGTTTTATTCTTGATCCAGAAGATTATGTAAAAGCAGATAATTTAGGAGAGATAACAGCTATAGTTCATAGCCACCCTGTAACACCTCCTGTTGCTAGTCAGGCAGATCAGATTAGTTGTGAACGTAGTAATCTTCCATGGCATATTGTTAATCCAAAAACAGAACAATGGGGATATTGCGAACCTTGTGGATATAAACCACCTTTATTAGGTAGGCCGTGGGTTTGGGGTGTAACCGATTGTTGGAGTTTAGTCAGGGATTGGTATAAAGAAGAAAAAAATATTGAACTGAAAGATTGGGATAGACCTATAACACCAGAAGAGTTTATTCTTAATCCTTTGTTTGAAACCTGTGCGTGGAGAACTGGTTTTAGAGAACTTAGACCAGATGAAAAAACAATGAATGGTGATGCGTTACTAATGTCTATCGGATCTCCTGGTTTAAATCATGTAGCTATTTTTTTAGATGGAGATGTTTTACATCATTTAACCGATAGACTATCTTGTAGAGAGCCTTATTCTCAATGGTTGTTAAAATGTACAGGAGGGAGGTATCGTTATGTTGCGTAAGTTAAAGCTATATGGCGAGCTTGCAGAGTTTGTAGGGCATAAAGAGTTTGAAATAAAGGTAGATAGTCTTGCAAAAGCAGTTAGTTTTCTTGTTAATAATTTTCCGCAGGTAGAAAAATATATGAACCCACAATATTATCAGGTAAAAGTTGGAAATTATGCTGTAAATGAAGAAGAAATACATCACCCAATAGGACAGGAAG